ACGATCGCGACTCTGTGACCCTGGTTCACAAAGGCAACATCATGAAGTTCACCGAAGGCGCTTTCAAAGACTGGGGCTACCAGCTGGCGAAAGAAGAATTCGGCGGCGAGCTGATCGATGGCGGCCCATGGCAGAAAATCAAGAACCCGAACACCGGCAAAGAAATCATCATTAAAGATGTGATTGCCGATGCGTTCCTGCAACAGATCCTGCTGCGTCCGGCTGAATACGACGTGATCGCCTGTATGAACCTGAACGGCGACTACATCTCTGATGCGCTGGCAGCCCAGGTAGGCGGTATCGGTATTGCTCCAGGCGCGAACATCGGTGACGAATGCGCTCTGTTCGAAGCTACCCACGGCACCGCACCGAAATACGCAGGTCAGGACAAAGTGAACCCAGGTTCCGTGATCCTGTCTGCTGAAATGATGCTGCGTCATATGGAATGGTTCGAAGCCGCAGACCTGATTGTTAAAGGTATGGAAGGCGCGATTGCCGCGAAGACCGTAACCTATGACTTCGAACGGCTGATGGAAGGTGCTAAGCTGCTGAAATGTTCAGAGTTTGGCGACGCGATCATCAGCCATATGTAATACTATTTTTGTAACTTACAGCCAACATAGATTTTAGATTTATGTTGGCTTTTTACTTTTCCAATCCTTTCCCCAAAACCTCCCCAAAACTCTTCCCCAAAACTGGTTATAAAATATGCTACTCAAACGGCTACGACCGTCCAGTCTTTTCCGCGGTCATCATGGTACCTTGCCGTCTGTTGTGGTGATTTGTGACCGAGTAATTTTTGTGTATCGATCCCCTGGACCTCATACAGTCTTTCTGACAGCGAACGTTGTTCGTGGAATGTTGGTGCCTTACCCTCAGGCCATGAAAGCCCTGAGCGATTTCTGGCTTTTTTGAACGTGGTTGTTATCGAACTGGCTGAAACTTTATCGCCCCTCGTTGCCTGCGATGTGCTGTGCCGGAAATGCACCAAATATTTGCTGACCACGGCATCACGGCATTTAGCCACAACCTCACGCAGGGAAATATTCAGCGCCTCACAACGAAGTGATAGCGGCAGCGCCACTTTGGCGCCAGTCTTTTCTTGCTCGACGTGGAGCATGTCATCCCAAATGTCGGTGAACTTCATTCGGGAAATATCCCCGATTCGCTGACCGGTGACCACGGCCAGCAGCATCGCGCACTGAAGATATGGCGGGTGGCGTTCGGCCGCGGCGTAAATTGCTTTCCACTCCTCGAGGGAAAGTCGTTCTCGTATTACCCGATTGCGTGGCTGACGTGTGGCCTGCGCCGGGTTGTAGCCAGGAGGAACATGCCCGGCATGCTGAGCTTCCTTGAAGACGTCGATCAATGTAGTCCGGACTACCTGCGCCATGCGGTTGTAGCCCTGGGCCTTTACCATGTCCACGACTTCCGCTATTTCCAGCGTTGTAATGTCTTTCAGATACATCATCCCGGAGTGCTGGCGAAGCAGTTCAACGGGTTTTTTCTTCTGTTTCACTGAGTTGAGTTTAATATCCCCTGTTTCAAGTCGCTCCTGTTGGATGGCAAGGTAGCGATCAAGCCACGTAGTAACGGTGATAAACTCCCTAGACTCGCGCATGCGGGCGATTTTTTCGTTTACGCTCAGGATCTGCCGAGTGCGCTGCTCCGCTATGATCGAGTTAGCCTCGGAAGCTACTTGACGCGCTTCTGCTTCATCAGTTCCAAGACTATGGAAGCGCCCTGAGATCGGATGTTTGTATTGCCAATAAACCTTTTCTGTACGCTTATCAAGTTTGCAGTAAAGGTTTGGAATAGAAATGTTATGAGTTCTTGGTCTAGCAGCCATCTGCAATAATCCGTCGTAGTTTAGGACTGGCCCTTACAGGTAATTTAGGCTCTGCAAGGATTCCAACGAAGCGTGCCGAGCGGTCAACCATCCAGCATCTTCCAACTTTAATAGCTGGAGGAGCCATCATCTTTCCTTTGGCATATTTTTTAAGCACACGTTCGCTTGGAGCTTGCTCGCCGAATTCCTCTCTTGCCCAATCCATTAAGGGGATCATTCGTGACATTATTTTCTCCACTCAGCCCGGCTGCACCCGGGCGTTTCACCTTCTTCTCTGGCGGCAGGATTTACCGCTGCCGTATCGTGCGACATCAATCGGTCGAATTCGTGGCCAGTGGCTACCAACTTACCAACTATGCGTTGCTTTGAAATTCCCTCATGCTATTCCGTCTTCGATGGGTTTAATGCTGGCAAGCTTAAGACGTCGTGACGTAAGCGGCGCGCCGCAACGTCGGCCATCTTCTTTGCGATACGTTTCATTACGTCCCACGCACCACGTAGTCGCTGTTTCACGGAGCTTCACCGTTTTTTCACCATCTTTGGTGATGATGATTCCGGTATGGGTTTTAACTTTGCTCATTCTGCGTGCTCCTCAATCATTAACAGTAAAGAGGCTGTATTGACCAGATACAGCTTTATGGTTGTATTTGACATACCGATTCATCCTCGATATTCAATTTGATGCTTGGCAACAGTGTGTAATCGCAATAGCACTCAATATGGCTTGCGCATCTGTCCTCGCTTGTTACTGGCCTTTCATCAACTTTTTCGGCATGCTGCATAATTGCGCCCCAGCACACGCTATCAACTTCGTCACTCCAGCCATCACAGGCTGACTCGCGGAAGTATTCGATAGCGTCCTGGGCCTCTTTCTGTGCTCGCTCTGCCGTGTCGTGGTTGGTAAAGCCACCATCAGTGTCATACGCGAAATACCCAATTGGTTTCGCGGAGAGCGTTATCGCCTCAAGCGCGGCGATGCGCTTCGCTGTAGTGTCCAGCGCCGCCATGGCACCTATGTGCGCCAAATTTAGCGCCTCCAACCGAGATGCCATTTCCCGTACCAGTTCAGAATAAACGCCGGTCTGCTTGATGCTGGTGGAGTAGCTGTGTGCCGTTCTGACCAGCTCAATGATGGTCATTTTTGCCAGTTGCTCTTTCATTGGCGCGCCTCGCTCAGTTCATTGAAGCGGTCCATGAACAGACCATAGGCCTGGCCTGGGCGCAGTGGTACAACCTGAATCAGATCAGACGCGGGAACGCCCTCAAGGATCAGACACTGCGTACCATCATCAATCTCCAGATCGCGGCGTTCGGTCGCCAGCATGATGAGATCTGCATATTTGACCAGGTCGGACTGATGCAGGGGCAACCCGAACTTAGAGCGGATCAGGTCATCCACTTGTGTTTCGATGCGGCGATAGTCCGGCAGCAGTCTTTTCAGGGGCGCAGGGATGTCCTGGCAGTACGCTTCAGCGGCGTCATGCATCAGTGCTTCAAAGGCGTATTCCGCCGGGACGATCTGGCTGCACAGAACGGAGTGCTGCGCCACGCTGTAAAACTCCGGCAGGTGACCGGCAAAGCGGCAAATATTGGACAGGGCAGTGGCGATGTCCTCAATATCAACATCGTCTTTTTGCGCGTTCAGGTAATCAAAATGCTTACCGCTCAAGGTTTGAATAAAGGACATCGTTAATTCTCCGTGTTATTTCGCGCTGCACCGCGTCGAATTTTGGTTACAGGAATCCCTCGCCCATCGGCGATAATTAATAAGGATCCGCTTCCATAAATGCCCCCTGAGGGGGCATTTGCAGCAGCAGACTAAGCGGTGAACGCGCCGATAAAAGTTTCTACCTGGCTGTCTTTGAATTTTTCGACCAGTAGATCGCGGAATTCCACAGCCATATCTTCCTGCTGGGCTTCCAGCTGGACGATGCGCAGCACCAGCGTCGGGCGATCGCCGCCAATGATACTCAGACGCAACTTAAACGGGCGCTCATTCAGGCCTTCAAATGGCACGCACTTAAATTCGAAAGCCACCGGCATAATGTCCTGCGTTCTGGCTTCAACTGATTCCATCAAAGAGCGCTTACCACTGAAGTCTTGATCTTCAAAGTCTGCTTTTTGGATCGATTCGATGGAGATCTTGCGGATTGCAGCAGCCGATCGCTTGGCATCGAGCACTGCACCTTCAGCATCAAAGCCGAGCAGATTTTCCGCCCAGTCTTCCAGCCATTCCGCCAGCTCTTTTTGAGTATGGCGTTCGCCGTTAATGGAGAGCAGCGAAGAGTACGGTGCTGTCTTTTTCAGAGCGAGCAGGGCGGTGTTGTCGGCATGGCCGGGATTCACCAGAGTGCCCAGGTTGAAGACGGAAACTGCGCGCATCTCATCTGCATTGATGAAGCAACGTGTGCCTTCTTCGGCGTAGCCGGTGGAATAGCGGGAAAAATCTTCGATACTGGCTGTCTGCATCTTCCCGCGAAAACGGAAGCGCTCTAACGACAGACGCTCCAGGCTTTCAATACTTGCGCCAGCCGGGATCACAGCTGCCGGACAGTCCACTGAAGACAGTTTTTCTTCCAGGAACTGGGAAAGGACAAGGTTTTGCACTTTTTCGATAGCGCCTGAGTCTAAAGAGTAGGACATGTGATTTCCTTAAATGGGGTTAACGGTAGGGCTTACTGTTGAGCGCGGAGCTTCGCGTTAGGATCACCGGCCAGGGTAAAGAGCTGTCCCTGGTCTTCCTGCAAAATAGAAAGCTTGCCGCCGCGGTTCACATACATCGGCGTTTCGGTAGTGTCCTCCTCGGACGATTTACCGCGTGGGGTAGGGCGTACATAAGCCAGCTTGTGCTTGATCATCACGCGCTTCTCTTCGACAGAGTTGCTCATGCGGTCCAGCTCAAAGGTCAAAGTTACTTTCCCCTTCTGGCCGTTGTTCAGCACGCCAAAGGCAACCTCACTCAGCGCCACGGCGATCTTGTTCTGGAACACGCCGCCGTCCAGTTCGCCCATAAACTCAGGCACATCGGTCAAACGTTCATTACTCATCGGGTATACCCTCTGAAAGTAGGCTGCTGACACAGCCGGGTTAGTTTCTCCACACAACACAGAAGAGCACCTGCACAATATCTCGACTGCAATCGCCTTATGTACCCGGGTGGATTGGGTTATGAGCCCGTCGCCCGGTGATGCTCTTGTGTGTTGGGTAAAAAAGTGCGGCGCCCTCACGGGAAAATAAGATCAGACGCCGCCAAGCAACTACCACGTTTTATTTTTTTGGATCACAGGGAGTTTCGGGCGGGGTGCCGATGACTAGTCGGCAACCCTACGGTATTCCGTAGCTGGTGCCCGTGGGTTGGACGGGACCGTGTTCACCAGGTGAGCGCTTTGATTTGGTAGTCACTCCAAACCGCAACCCCTCCCGAAACTTCCTGCTTGCGGTTCATCCGGTCATTCATACGCCACCGGCGGCTACTTCGTGGGCGTCCTGCCTGTTCGCTTTAGGTGATACAACTATGTACCAATAGTTCACTTGTGTAAAGTACCAAAAGTACAATCATTTCTTGTGGGAAGTATAATGCGATGTTTTGAAAGGTTTTTTTAAGAAAATTCGATTATTCTGGGATGAGTTGCTTGATTGAGATAGGCTAAAAAAAGAACTGAGGTTATGAAAGATTCTACTTCTTAAATTATATTTAATGCAGTGGAAGTAATTTCAGCAGCTTAATAGCTGTTTCTAGCGCAGGCTTTGTATCACCGATACTGATAAGGCCATACTCCCCAAAGCTAGATTTCATTCCTGTAAAGGAAGTTGCATACGCATACTGCTCATAATGGTCTAACAAAGCTTGGCTTCTTTTCTCATCCATAAGGTCACATACGAGTAGTATTTGCTCTCTTTGGATTTTTGTATTGTAAAAATCCTTGTTTTTTATAGAGTCAATTTGCTTGATAATTTCAAGCCTTATAGGCAATACGATTGAGTTATACTCTTTCCTTTTTTCTCCCTTAATGGCTACACGATAACTAATCAAGCCGCTTGCAGGAACTGCAACGATTGATATTATTATTGCAATAGTTGATACGATTTCACTGTATGTCATGGAGTATTCTTTATGTCCACATCAGATTTTCTTGCAACACTAGCTTTAGCCATCTCGCTGACCAATATAGGTTTTGTTCTCTATGGGCTTTGGATAACCAGGAAATGGTAATTCAGAGCAAGTCATTGAGATAAAAGGCTACAGCTTGTTATACTTAATTGATTCATGTATCAAAGCCTTACCCATGACATAAAGTTGATCTTGGTTTTTTTCTTCTATGTACCAAGTCTCATAAGCTGGGTTATCAGAAAGGACCGCTAGGCGATCTCCTTGCATCTGAAGGCGCTTCACATAAAATGTTCTGCCAAATACAAATGAGTAAATCCCATCGGTATTAAAATGGCGAACTGAAATATCCACAAATAACCGATCTCCGGAAACCAAAGTAGGTGACATACTATCACCGTTAACTGTCATTACTTTTACAGTGTCTTGAGAGCGATTACCGAATAACTCTTTTCCATGGCCTACAGTAAACTCTATAGCGTAGAGAACGTCGACATGCTCAGAAAGCATATAAGCGCCTGGTCCCGCGCTAACTGTAAGATCCAAGACATCAACGCGATAAATATCATTATGTTTACTGCGGTCGGTGTCGATACCATCCTCGCTCGATTCGCCAAGCAGGTATGATCCTGACGTACCAATTATTGTCGCCAAATCCTGTAGCCTCCCGCGTCGAGGTATTGATTCCCCGTTGAACCACTTGCTTACAGCCTTTGGCGTGAGCTTCATCCTTTTTGCGATGACAGCTTGGCGCCCGGGCATCAATAAACCAGCTTTATCACAGGCCAGCGCTAGCCTACGGGAAAACTCTTTTCGCGCTTTATCTTCCTGAACCATAAGTTCAATCATAGATGGACTTGCGTGTACTATCAGTTCCGACATAATATGTACTTTAAGTTCACAACATGAGGTGCATATGCAAGAAGAAAAAACTCCAACTCTTTCTGAGGCCATAAAAGCTATTGGGGTAATGACCATCGCAAATGCCTGCGGATGTAGCTCAAGGGCAATTTATAAATGGATGGAAAAAGGCTCCCTTCCTCGCACTGATTTCACTGGAGAAACCGAATATGCCGAACGCATCGCAAACGCCTCCAGCGGTTTATATACCGCCGAAATGATTAAACAGATCAGTCGGCCTCAGAAGATTAACGAAACGGCATCACAACAGTAACCACCGATTCAAGGAGTTAACCGTGGGTAATGAGTCCTGGAAAATAGAGAAGCAACCAGCATGGCTGGTGGCAGCCATCAAAAAAACCATTTCCAGTTTGCCGGGTGGCTACACCGAAGCAGCTGAATGGCTGGGCGTTACTGAAGACGCGCTGTTTAACCGCCTGCGCACTGGTGGCGATCAGATTTTCCCGATGGGCTGGGCAATGGTTCTCCAGCAGGCCAGCGGCACAAAGCATATTGCCGACGCGGTTTCACGCCAGTCCAACAGCGTAAATGTTCCGCTGGTGGATATTGAAGACGTGGATAACGCCGACATCAATCAGCGCCTCATGGAAACCTTTGAATGGATCAGCGAGCACTCGCGCTTCGTTCGACAGGCTACTGCCGACGGAATTATTGACCAGGCAGAACGGGCACAAATCGAAGAGAACAGCTATCAGGTGATGGCTAAGTGGCAGGAGCATTTAACGCTGCTTTATCGCGTTTTTTGTGCGCCAGAAAAGAGTGACGCCCGCGAGTGTGCAGCTCCGGGCGCCGTGGCGTTTCGTAAACGTGTGGAGAACTAACGCATGAACAGTTTAACGGCTATTTGCCGCTTACCGCAACTGCGGATGATCCCGGTGCCGGGACAGCCGCTGTTTCGGTATGAACGCAGAATATCAAACCGCTGGGTGGCGTGTAACCACAGCCGCGCGCGGGCAATCGTGGGTGTGTATTACCGGAGGGCGAAAGCGTTATGCGTGAACTCAACCGATGGTTCAAAGACCACCACGGTATTCCCGTCCAGGTCATCAGATGGGAGCCAGAAACCCGGCGCGTTATCTATCTGCGAAAAGGTTATGAGTACGGTGAATGTTTCAGCCCGCTCGAACAGTTCCAGCGAAAGTTCAGGGAAATAGAGGGCGATCATGAGCAATAAATTAACTGGCTACGTTTGGGATGCATGCGCCGCTTCAGGCATGAAGCTCTCCAGCGTGGCTATCATGGCCCGGCTGGCAGACTTCAGCAATGACGAGGGCATCAGCTGGCCTTCCATCGGCACCATTGCCCGTCAGATTGGCGCGGGCGAAAGCACCGTGCGCACCGCGATTGCGCAGCTGGAAAAAGACAACTGGCTTTCGCGTAAACAGCGCCGGCAGGGAAACCGTAACGCATCGAACGTATATCAGCTGAACGTGACAAAGCTACAGGCCGCCGCATTCTCTCACCTGTCAGATTCTGACCCGTCAAATTCTGACGCATCAAAATCTGATGCATCAGAATCTGACACATCAAAATTTGAGGCATCAAAAAACAACGCTGGCGGCAGTTTTGACCCGTCAGAATCTGGCGGGGATCCGTCAGTAAAATCAACTACAGATCCACAAGTAAATTCAAAACCCTCTTGTCCGGTTGCTGCGCAACCCGACCCGGAAGTTGTGCTGACTGATTTTGCGATCGAGGTGCTTTCTCACCTGAACCTGATCAGCGGATCCCGTTACCAGAAATCAAAAACCTCACTGGAGAACATCCGGGCGAGACTGCGGGAAGGTTACAGCGTTGCGGATCTGAAGCTGGTGATTGACCTGAAACACGAGCACTGGCGTGAGAACGACGAGCAGTACCAGTACATGCGTCCTGAAACGCTGTTCGGTCCGAAGAAGTTCGAAGGCTATCTGCAGAGCGCAACGCGCTGGGAAGCGAAGGGGCGCCCGGCGCGGGAAACGTGGAATAAAAACCAGGAGCGGGATGTTAATGCGATCACCGCCTGCGATAACAAGATTCCAGAGGGATTCCGGGGATGAGCGATCTTACTTCAGACGACACCATGCTTAACCAATATTGCCAGGCGCTGGTAGAACTCCGCAGCCGTCCGGCACATGAGCTTAAAGAAATTGGTGATCAGTGGCGTACACCCGAAAACATTTTCTGGGGCATTAACGCGATGTTCGGCCCGCTGGTGCTGGATCTGTTCACCGATGGCGAGAACAGCAAATGCGAAGCGTATTACACCGCTGAAGATAACGCGTTGACGCAGGACTGGTCCGCTAGCCTGAAAGAACTGCGTGGCGCCGCGTACGGCAACCCGCCGTATAGCCGCGCATCGCAGCACGACGGGGAATACATTACCGGCATGCGTTACATCATGCAGCACGCCAGCGCGATGCGCGATAAAGGCGGACGGTATGTATTTCTCATCAAGGCAGCCACCAGCGAAGTGTGGTGGCCGGAAGACGCCGATCACATCGCGTTTATCCGTGGACGCCTCGGGTTTGATCTCCCTCGCTGGTTCATTCCGAAAGATGAAAAACAGGTTCCGTCAGGAGCGTTCTTCGCAGGGGCGATCGCTGTATTCGACAAAAACTGGCGTGGCCCGGCGATCAGCTATATCGAGCGTAAGGATCTGGAAGCGCGCGGCGATGCATTTATCGCACAGATCCGGCGCGAGGCTATGAGACTGCTACCCCAGATGCAACAACAAAATATTCCGGAAGTTATTCCTGGCGCAGGCGATGAGGCTGTCGAATGCGCAGAAGCTCTGGATCTGGCCGATGCAGTTGCGCTGCCAGGATCTGCAACCAGTTCCGAAGACATCCTTCCACTTAACCAGGCTGATATTCTTGCGAAGAGCGGTATTAAAGCATGGGCCTGTGTCCGGGCGGTTTTTGGCGACAAGGAAGAGTACACCTTCAAGGAGTCAAAGTTTGCTCACGTATGGGCCTCCGACAATGTTTCCCAGCCGACTGTTGTAATGGTAAGCGCAGGTGACATTGCTGTGGCAGAAGTTCTGATCGCTGATAAAAGTGTGCAGCTGGCGGTCAGCGAATGGCTGGACCTGAATTACGCGGAGAATGACCCGGATAAAGCTGATATGCAGGAACGGCTGCATATCGCTGGCATGGAAGCGATGAACGAATATGGCATGGCGATCCCGACATTTCTGGATGTCATCAAAGAAATGGATCCCGCGGCGCGCTGCAACATTCGCACTATTCGTGTCACGCTGAAGGATTTCAGCAGCAAAGCCTCCCTGAAGGAGGATGCAGCGTGAAAAATCTGACCGCCCGCCAACAAGAAGTTTTATCTCTGATCGTGGCTTTCCAGAAAGAGCACGGTATCCCACCAACGCAAAAAGAAGTTGCCGACCTGATGGGCGCGGCGTCTCCGAACGCGGCGACCGAACTGCTACGTGCGCTTCAGCGCAAAGGTGCGATCACCCTGGTGCCGGGCGTGAGCCGGGGCATATCGATAAACAGCCAGAGCGCAGAGGATGAGGCTATATCACTGCTGCGCTCGCTGGTGGCTGGCGATCAGCATGCACGGGAAGAAGCTATCGCCTTTCTCGAAATGCGCGGAGTGGCCGTATGAAACTGACGCTGCCATTTCCTCCAAGCGTAAACACCTACTGGCGCGCCCCGAATAAGGGGCCGCTGGCCGGGCGCCATCTCATCAGCGCCGCCGGGCGCAAATATCAGAGCGATGCCTGCGCTGCGATCATCGAGCAGTTGCGCCGTTTACCTAAACCGTCAGCAGAAGCCGCTGCGGTTGAAATCATGCTGTATCCGCCGGACGCTCGCCGCCGGGACATCGACAACTACAACAAAGCGCTGTTCGACGCGCTGACACACGCTGGTGTCTGGGAGGACGACAGCCAGGTAAAACGTATGCTGGTGGAATGGGGGCCAGTGATAAAGAAGGGAAGGGTAGAAATCACGATCAGCAAATTTGAAACCGTGGCGAGTGCAGTCGCCGAATAAGTGGAGAAGATCATGAACGATTTAATCAACGTAACCAGCGCGCTGACGATGTCCAGCCGTGAAATTGCCGATCTGGTGGAGTCTCGCCACGACGATGTTAAGCGATCAATCGAACGCCTGGCTGAGCGAAGCATTATTCAACTTCCGCCACTGGCGGATGTTAAAAATCACCTCAATCAGACGGTATCCGTTTACCTGGTGAACAAGCGTGACAGTTATGTCGTTGTGGCACAGCTGTCGCCAGAATTTACCGCGCGTCTGGTTGACCGCTGGCAGGAGCTCGAACAGACGCAGCAAATCCCTTTGCCACAATCTCTGCCTGATGCGCTTCGCCTCGCTGCGGATCTGGCAGAGCAAAAGCAGAAGCTGACGGCAGAGCTGGCCGCCGCGGCGCCGAAGGTGGAGTTTGTAGATCGCTACTGTACTGCCAGCGGATCCATGTCGTTCCGTCAGGTGGCGAAATTGCTCGGTGTCAAAGAGCCAGAGTTCCGCCTGTTCCTCATCGATAACAACATTATGTACCGGCTGGCGGGCACGCTGACACCTCATCATCAGCATATCGATCTCGGTCGGTTCGAAGTTAAGACCGGCACTTCGTCAGCTACCAACCACGCATTCAGCCAGGCGCGCTTTACCGCCAAAGGCATCAAGTGGATCGGCGGCCTGTGGGCGGAACATCTGGCGAAAGGAAAAGCAGCATGAGGGCACTGTTCAAACCGGTCGTTGTCCGGGAGCTGGGTGTGGTGATGTTCCGTCCCGGAGCTGAGTTGCTGGCGCACTTCAGCCGCGGGCGCATGTTGCTGGAGAACGAACCGGAACGTCTGGCCGGGTTACCGTCCGGACAAATCCCGCCCGCCGCGCAGCCGCTGGCAGAAGATCCGATGCTGGTACCGGTGTTTGAAAACGAGAAGGTGATCGCGCGCGCCGGTGGCATGTCTGGCCTGGAAAACTGGCTGATGCGCGGCGGTGAATGTCAGTATCCGCACGGCACCTATCACATGGAAAACGTGACGGCATTCCATCATGCGCCCGGCGTGATCCGCGTCTGCTGGCACTGCGATAACACACTGCGCGGCCAGTTCACCGAGCGCCTGGCGGGCATCGCCCGGGCGAACCTGGCGCAGTGGCTCATTGAGTTCGTACGAATGGCGCTGGGCTTTGATGATACCCACCAGCTGACGATCCCGGAGCTGTGCTGGTGGCTGGTGCGTAACGATCTGGCTGAAGTTATTCCCGAAGAGCTGGCGCGCCATGCGTTACGCCTGCCGGTGGCAACCATTCCGTCGTTGTATCGCGAAAGCGAGCTGGTACCGGCACCGGCGGCCACCAGCATCATTGAGGAAAAGGCGAAGCAGGTGCTGGCACTGCGCATCGATCCGGAATCGCCGGAGTCCTTTATGCGACGCCCGAAGCGTAAGCGCTGGGAGAATGAGAAATACACCAGATGGGTAAAGGCGCAGCCGTGCGCCTGCTGTAGCAATCCTGCTGACGATCCGCATCACGTCATCGGCTACGGTCAGGGTGGAATGGGCACCAAAACGCATGACCTCTTCGTGATACCGCTGTGCAGAGCGCATCACGACGAGTTGCACGCTGACATGAAGGCGTTTGAAGAAAAATATGGCACGCAGCCCGAGCTGCTGCTGAAGACATTAGACCGCGCGCTGGCGATCGGCGTACTGGCGTAAGTGGAGTGGAGACCACCATGAATTTAGATAGCATCGTTAAATTTTTCGCGCCGAAAGGCATGCATATTTCTGACAGCGTAAGGGCTACAGCAAGCGAACAGCTGACTGTAACGGATGTAATGGCTGCACTCGGTATGACGCAGGCCGACGCTGGCATTGGGCTGGCAATGTTTTTGGGAAAGGCCGGGGTAAGCGCACAGGATAAAGAGGCGGCGATCCGCTGGCTGTCAGAATATGCGAAAGAACACGTCCCGCTGGCTATTCGTCGTGCCGCCGGGAAGAAATTACCGTTGTGCATGCTGTTGCTGGCGAAGTACGCCTATAACGATTACGCCTCATCAGCGGCTGACACCGTCGACTGCCCTAAGTGCGCCGGAAAGGGCCTGATCAACACCACCTGCAAAATCACTAAAAGCCATTACACAATGAAGCTGCCTGAGTTCGCCAAAAAACTGGGGCAGTCACCATCGGATTTTGAGTCCTTCCGGGAAGTAGAGGAAGCAAAGCAATGCCTGTGCTCTAAATGTAACGGTAAAGGTAAGCTCAGTAAGCGCTGTCAGTGTGGGGGGACAGGGAAAACAATGGATCGGGAGGCCACGGAGTTCCATGGCGTGCCGGTTTATAAAGAATGTAAACGTTGCGAAGGCAGAGGATATAGCAGACCTAAATCTTCAGTGGCGTACCGTGGGATACTCGCCCAGTTACCGGGTCTGCCTGAGAGAACGTGGCGTTACAGCTGGAAGCCTTTCTATGAGAGCCTTGTCACCCGATGCTTTCAGGAGGAAAGCTATTCTGACGTACAACTTCGTCGGGTTACAGGATCGCCAATGTTGAGCGATATCGCATAATTTAACGACACGATGCTTGCAATCTTGCCGTTTTTGTGTAAATTTTACGTTAATGATGGGTGTTCTATGTTCAGAGTCAAATGCCCGGCAGCGGGCGGGTTAATAATATGATGGCCATCATTGCCTTTAACCAAATCAAGAATTTTAGAAACATTCAAAGATCCCTATGCATAATTAAAAACGCTGCCTTGTAGTCATGCGAGTATCAGTTAAAATAGTGAAAAATCCTTTTTAGACAATCGACTATGGCTGATGCATGCAACGAGTTTTTTTGCTTAGTAAACCTTGACCCCGAAGGTGCTAAAATATTCGGTTTTTCGGAGTTTTTAGCAGGATTAGCCCTCATGGTCTTAGCTTGGACCATGGCTGATACAAGGTATCGCTTCAGGATTAGGACGGCACCGATTCCTCTTGAAATAATTACATTCTGGGTTGTCTCTATTATAGGTTGTTTAACGATAATGACTGACCTATGGCGAGCGAACGGCCTTCCTGTCATAAAGGGTAAGCTAATTAGTCCTGCCGGATGGCAGGCATTATTAGCTGGAATTTTTTTCGTAACGTTTCTTAATTGGGTTTGGTTTGCATTCATCAAACCATCCAAATATGGAAAATTAACTAGCAAGAGATATATAGCAGTAGTATATGAATACGTACTTAGAGGATCGAAACATGATCTTGCAGTGGTGGCAGATGAACTTGCAAGATCCTCACAAAATTTAATTTTTTTTGCCACTGACTTTGATAATAAAGCTCCAGATGAGGACGTATTAAGAAAATTGCCTCATGTGGAAGCTATCGCCAATGATATGCTAACCTTGATTTCAGATAAAAGATTTTGCAAAGCGGTAATTGAGTCATCGCAAAATCTTGCGTTGAGATTATTTATTGAGATTGAAAAGTCAAAAAAGTATGGGGTTGTGCTTGGTATATTTTCCAAAAACATATTAACGGAAGCTATAAAATATCAAGATTCATTTTTATATCACGAGTCTGATTTCTTTGAATCTGGATTTTTTGGTTCAAACAGGCCATTGAGCAGAGCACTCTTCGGAAATGCTATAATGGTTGAAAAACTTGAAGTGACATTTGATGTCAGCTTTGAATTTGAAAAAACTTGGACTATTAAAGAGTTACAGGCTTATGTGCGTGCATTTCTGGTTTTTTGCATAGGTTACATTAAGGAGGGCTCACCTCGGCACTCCTTCGTATTAACAAGAACAATTGGAATTATTGTTCAAAAGTCTAGTTCATTACACACGGTTAATGGGGTTGCTAACAGTTGGGATTCCGAGCCGGTTCAGACTCTTGGAGTGATCCTTAGATTTTTGAAAGATGCTGTAAAAATGTTAGATGAAAGGGAAAAGCCTTATAATCATACATTGCGGATTAGAGAGCGCTATGCTTTTCCAAATCATAGTATTTACGATACTTTTTCTAAAGCAATGTATGATGTAATCCATAATGCATCATATATTAATAATCCTTGGTGGGATTGTTGGTCTATTCATCACAATACTATCCTTGAATCCGTGTTTGATTTTTACTCAAAGCCGGGTAGGGCAAGTAGAATAATACAGCATAAATTGCGTCGCCAAATTTACGATGAAATAACTAGAATGGAAGTCTTCCCGAATTTTCAAGGAGCGCGCATCCTTGGTTTTTGTTTGTTTACTATGGGCTTTCAAGTAAGCAAGGAACATTCAGGTGAAAATGTTTATGCATTACACAAGGTTATTATCAAATGGGTGAGGTCGAATTTTAAGACTCTACACCAAAGGAATTCGAAAGTAAGCTCCGCTTGTTTGTTTACATCAATTTCCTACGACGAAGAAAACAATCGGCTGGTTCGTGTTTACGAAGCAAGAGGACTGAGTGAACATGATAAATATGAATACTTTTATTTAGATAACTAATCTTTCAATATTTAGTAAACCGCCATTGGGCGGTTTTTTTATGCCTTTCATTCTCTGCGTCACGCTCGGCGCATTTCAACCACAGAGCCTTTCAGAGGTGAGCCAGAGTGATGGTCGGTGTGACCGTCTCTGTGGGCTGACCATTTCTGAGCGCTGGCTCACCCCCTAAAAGGAAAGTCACCATGTTTGGTATCTTCAAAA